AAAATGAATAACGCAAGAGATCTTATTTTTGATTTAGATGCTTTTACTGGTAGCCTAAATCAATATTCGCATAAACTCCCTATGACTCCAGAGCTTCGTTTAACTGACGGTACGAAATATTTTGCCGAAAAGTTCGGGGCTTATTGGTTCATGGATATCGTTGCTACCGAGTTCCTACCGTTGCTTAGTGATGAAGAATATTTTATTGCTATAACCGTTACGCCTAACGAAGACGGTGCAGTAATTGTTGGTACAGATGGCGATAAAGGTGATGGTCCTGTGACCTTGCATACTCGTAATATTAAGTATACCGATCTATTCAAAGACTCATCCCTTGGTATGGAGCATAAATTCTATTTGACGGATGGCTTACTTATGTTACCGAGTGAATACTAATGGGTAGCTCAGGCGGTCTTAGCAATAGTTATAAACAGTTTCTCGATGATCTTCGTGAGAGCGGCGAAACAAATATGTTTGGTGCTACGGCATACGTCATGGAAGAGTTTGGCTTAACAAGACATTCCGCTACAGAAGTTGTAAACACATGGATGAAGGAGTTTAGGAAAGATGACTGAATTACCTCAAGCTTGGCGAGAAAAGATCGCCGATAGGCAGTGGTATCCAAGCGGTATCCCTTATCAAGTGCAAGAAGATGGTTTTATCTACGGAGAGTTTCATCGTGAAGAGTATGCTATTCTTTTTGCTAAGGCTCTTCAAAAGTCAAGTAAAGCTGGATCTCATTTGAGTATTTGGGGTCCTGACGGTTGGGTGGAGTATGAAGATGAATAGCGTTCAAGATATTAAAATTCATTCTTTGGCAAATCGTATAAAAGAGTTAACCTTTTGGGAGCTTGACGAATTAGTAGAAGAAATGAAAAATATTTCACCAACATTTCCGAAGCTCTTTCAAACAGCTTTATACGAAAACCTTAAAAAACGAGGGGATATCAAATGAATAGACGATTAATAAATATGCATCTTGATCAAGCGACCGTGGTTACTCAACCACGGTTTCGTTTGTCGACGATCCTTACTGGTATTTTAATAGTTTTGATAATAGGGGCAATTACCAGTAGTTTGTTATAGTAATCACCGTTTTGGTGGGCTATACTATATTATAAGTTAAACGTGCAAGAAAGGTAGAAAATCATGGCACACGAAGTAGAAACTATGGCTTATGCAGGACAGGTTCCTTGGCATGGCTTGGGTATCGAAGTAACTGACGATCTTACACCGTTGCAGATGCAAAAAGCTGCACAGCTTGATTGGACAGTTTCTAAACGTCCCGCATATACTCTTGATGAAGCTAATTGGCACGAGAAAGTTGGTGTTATGCCAGCCGACGGTCACCACTTCATTACTCGAGATAGCGATAATAAGATCCTTTCGCATTGTGGCGACGATTACGTTCCTATCCAAAACGAAGAGATCTTCGACTTCATGAAGAAGTTTACCGAAGCTGGTCATATGAAGATGGAGACTGCTGGTTCGTTGCGTGGTGGTTCTGAGATCTGGGGTCTAGCTAAGATCGCTGCAGACTTTGAGCTTGCTGGTGGTGATGAGGTTAAAGGTTATTTACTCATTAATCAGCCCCACGTTGCTGGTAAAGCTATGGTCATCAAGTTTACTCCTATTAGAGTCGTATGTAATAATACTTTGACGATGGCTCTTAGTCAGGGCGGTGCAGCATTCCGTATGCCTCATATCCGTGAGTTTAGTATGGATGTCCGTACAGCTGCTGAAGAAGCTCTAGGGTTATCTACTCAGCGAGTACAGGAGTTTAAAGAGCAAGCCGAGTTCCTTGCTTCTAAGACTTTCAAGACAGAGAGCGTTATGGATTATATCGCTGAGTTGTACCAGCCACAGTTACTTATCGAAAAAGGTAAGTCATCTGTCAAAGACGACTTCGTCATGCAAGAGAAGTTTAACAAGACTTCCGAGATGGTCCTTTCATCCATCGACCAGTCTCCAGGAGCTACTCTCAAAGCAGCCAAGGGTACATGGTGGGGTGCGTTAAACGGTGTGACCTATATCGAAGACCACCAGAGACGAGGCACGGCAGAGGGTAACGCCCTTCATAGCGCATGGTTTGGTGCAGGGGCTAACCGAAAAGCTAAGGCTCTTTCAAAAGCTGTCGAGTACGCATCAGCGGCATAAAGATGTGGGGTCAGCCAAAAGGTTGACCCTCAACTCGCCCCAAGGTTGACCGCTAACCTTGGGGCTTTTTTATTTTAGGAGGCAAAAATGGCACATACTGAAATTATTGATGGAAAAGTTATCTTACGAGACGATTGGGATATAGGGGACGTACATCAGGCCGCCTCTGATCAAAACAAAAAAGTTACAGATGACGAAGCCGAAGACGTTTTACATCTTATAGCAAATAACTTTGATGCTAATCTTGGTATTCATTGGGAAACTTTCTATGCCGCTATCGACCGTGTTAAAGGGTGATTAGTTTGTTTATTTTGGGACTATTATTCGCGCCTTTGTCATACTATAATTTATATACGGTTAATAAAGAAAGGTAGAAAGAATGATTTACATTTATGCACAGCGCGAGGGTTGTCAAGACCGCCTCATGGGTACACTCGATCAGATGAAGAAATTTGGGGTAAACCAAATTGTACCCTTCGTTAATTTGCTAGACCAGTATGGTTACTGGCCAGAGGGCTACGAAGCTGTTGCCTTTTCTAAGTCTACGGGGCTAGTGTATCACGTTACCGATACTCTTGTGGTGCTGGGTAGTTTCGATAGCCGCTCTTCGTTCTTGGTCGATAAGATGCCTGAGGTTTTTGATAACTCTCTCGTGGAGGATAATCATTCGTCATATGGTCCAGCCAGCGACGCCCAAGAATGGTGGGGGTAATCATGCATTGGGATAACCCTATCAAAGTAAAGCCCGAGGTCAAGCAAGATCTTGCTAACTTATGTGAGATACTCGCTAATCGGTGGGGCGTTAAAAAAGTCAGCTACCCCATGGCTATCGAATATCTTTTATACAAAGAGTTACAGGAGAAATAAAACTATGGGGGCTTTTGCCCCCATGATTATTTTGTTTATTTTGTAAGTATTATTGTTAACTTTGTTATACTATAATATAATTATAGTAAATAGAGAAAGGTAGAAAGTTATGAATATGCCAAAACCTATAGAAAATTTTGATGCTGTAGAAAAAGCAACATTTGAAAAAACTTTTGCGCTCGCTGCAGAAAAACTTGAAGAATGTTGTAAACAATCAGGCATCGGTGAGTTTGTTAAAACTAGCGTAAGTGCTATTTGGTATCGTGATGGTTCTTATGACCGCGTATTCTATGATCCTGATTGTTTTCCTCGCCAAAATATCTGCCCAATGCTCGAAGTATATCACGAAGGCAATGAAGAAGGCCACACTTATGGTCTAAACACTGAAGAAGATGTTTCAGAATATATTAAAGAAAGGTAGAAAGTTATGAATATTCCAGAGCCTAAAAGAAATCTTAGAAAGATGTGTTATTGGTCTCCTATGGATGGGGGCGGTGTCGATGTTTGGGTCGGTGCTGACGCTTCTGATTTTCCCGATATTATGGATAAAGTATGGTTTGATGAGTTAGCTCGCACTCCTTGGATTGACGGTAATGAAATAGTTGTCGATCGCGGTGAAGATACTGACTATGTATATATTGTCCATCGTTATCCTGGAGAAGGTGGGGACACTGGTACAGTGTTTCGTTATTATAAGTCTTTTGATTAAATTATCTAAAACTTGGGGGCTTTTGCCCCCAATGTTATTTCCTACAGGTTTGAGTGTCTGAGTGACGAAAAGCTAGATCATAATCTCATAATCTCATAATACTTGCTGTGTTGCTCTTGTACCTTGGTTCTTGGACTATGAGATTTAATATAGTATAAATCATAGGGTTGTCAAATGTCATAGAAACGATAAGACGTCGGGGCAAAAGTTTCTTATACACCACTTGTATAAACCTACACAGAACAACATTGGTTAGTTGTTGCGCTTGGTAAGAGAAACTATTATATTTACTTTGTTAAGCATAATGGAGAAGATCTTGGCAAAGCCCCCAGTCTCTTTGGACACTTTAGAACACACACCAGTAGAACCGTCAGAGTGCGGATTATATTGGGTCACGCCCGACGGTAAGAGACTACGACCACTAACACCAGCTCATAAAAAGTTCTGCCAGTTGTATGTACAAGGAGCGTCAGGAGCCGAGGCTGCTCGCAAGGCAGGGTTCACAAAACATAAATTTGGAGCAAAAGTTCAAGGGTCTGCCTTACTTCGCAAGAATCCTCTCATCGGTAATCATATCATAGAACTAATCAAGATTGAACAAGAACGTGCGGTTGTCTCCATGGACTCGCATCTTACAGAGCTTTCCCATCTTCGCGATGAGGCCAAGATAACTGGCCAAATCAGTGCAGCTATTTCGGCTGAGGTCTCGAGAGGCCGAGTCGCTGGGCTGTATATCGAGAAGAAGGAGGTACTTGTATCAAAGGTTGAAACAATGTCAGACGAAGAGCTTGCTTCAAAGTTAAAGCAGTTGCTCGACGGTGACAACATGAAAGTAGTGAACGATGTACAGCACAGAGAAGAAATTGTATCAAGCACTGAAGACGAACATGCCGAAGGTCCATTGGCAGAGGATCGAGACGGGAGCGTTGCAGCAGGGAGTACCTGACGTCAATGCTTGTTATGGTGGTCGTGAGTTTTGGCTTGAGTTAAAGTGTACATCTAATGACCGAGTTGCACTATCCCCGTTCCAATGTTCGTGGCACATGCGCCGTGCAGCGGCTGGTGGTGCTTCATGGATCCTGGTGGCATCTTCATCATCTAAAGCCCTGACACTACATCGTGGTGGTGATGCCCTACGGTTAATGGACCATGGTGTTTCATCATCTACTGCTTCATCATACGTTGGACCGATTGACTGGCCTCAGTTTTTGAGCGATGTTTGTTTGACTGAAAGACTGATTGATTGAATGATTGTCTGATTGATTGACTCGTGGTATATCTCGGCTTTGACTAGCATGATTATTTTGTTTATTTTGTAGGTTATTTTGACTTTACTTTCGTGCTTTACTATACTATATTAAGAACATGGATAGGGCGGTCCTATCCTTAGAAAGTAGAATGGAGGCCACACATGGCACAAGCAGCAAAGAAGAAGACTCAACGCCTTACAGCTAAAGACATCACTCCAGCTCCGGAGCCAAAGCGCATCCCGCTGAAAGCTGTCGATCCTGTCGGTAACTCTGGTATTCCTAAGCCTGCACCAAAAGGCTTTAATGGTCGTAGGGTCACTCTCTTGACTAAGGAAATACCTAATCGTAAGATTGCTGGTCAGGCGATGATTATCCTGAATACTCTTGAAGCATTGGGCGGGTCTGCTACGCAAGGCGAGATCGTTGATGCATTACTGGATAATGGTCTCAAGACTGTCCAAGCTCCTAAGCGTATCTATGACTTCTATCGCAAAGACTTGGTTGAAATGGAGTTCATCAAGCTCGACTAATTCTCCCTTGGGCGGCTGGCGTTTGCTGGTCGCCCTTTCATCAGCCTCTGATACTGAGTGACTGACTGACTACTCTTCATCATCATAAGCAGCACGCATATTGATTGATTGACTTCTTTCCTTTGATTTTATCAAAGGTATTGATTGTCTGACTGATTGACTCGCACTCGGCGGCTGATAATTTTGTTTATTTTGTTGTAGCTTTCACGGGCGCGCTATACTATAGTATAAGAGTAGTTAGTTATAGAAAGGAAGAAAGTTATGGAAGCTGTTAGTGTTGTAAATGGTCAGTTGTCTCTAGTCTCATTACCTGAGTATGGGGACGTAGGTTGCGATGGTTTTGATTATCTGTCCCATCATAAGTATGGTCTTCTTTCTCTAGACCCTATCCACGCTCGATCTATTCGTTGGATGGACGGTGAGTCTTATCATGTTCCTAGGGAAGTCTCTTTCTTGTTTCAAGACGCTGTAGAAAATGAGACAGGTGTCGCTGGTGGTCGCGATAAAGCTGACCTTATGATGGAGATGATTGGTTGGCGTCACGCCCAGCAGTTGGGGTCATGATCATGGAAGAGTGGAAGATTATCGTACTATTCATTTTCACGTGGTTTGCAGTCGTTGGCTTCTGGTCGTGGGTTGCCATAGAGATGGAGAGGGAAAGGGGGAGAGACTCTTCATCATCATAAGAAAGCAGCAGCGTGAGTACAAACTCGCTCACGCTCTCTTTTCGTGCGGGTGCGTTGATTGACTGACTGTCTGACTGGCGTTGTTTTCTCTTACTATAGTAATAGTCTAAACCTATCGCCTAATAAGAAATTAGTGTAAAAAAGGGGGTTTACTATAGTAAATAAATCGCTATAATTATAAAGGTAGCAAGGGGGGCTAGCCCCCTAGCACTTAACCTAAATAAGGATGTACATTATGAACAAGTCAATTTCAAAGCCTACTTCTAACGGTGCTACTGAAACCCCTACCGCTAACCCCGCTTCAATAGCTAGGTGTGGTGTCCCCGCCCCTAGTGCTAATGGGCGCGGTAATATTAAGTTAGCCCTAGGTGATGACGTAGTAGGTAAAATGGCCGCGCTTGAAAAGCCCCTACCGGCTCAGGCTCAGGCTATACTATATCAGCTAGACCAGCTAGGCGGTACAGCTACACAGGCTGAGTTAATCAAAGCCCTAGACGCTAAGGATAGCGTATTAGCTACCACTCAGGGGGCTACTCGTATCGTTACCTTTTACCGCAAGCGGTTATTGCAAGGGGGGCTACTTAAAGTAGGGGGCTAGCCCCCGCCCTACGGGGCTTAAAACGCCGCTAATACCCCCTCTAGCCCTACCCTAACAGGTAGGGCTTTTTTAGTACCCCCACCCCCCTAAACGGGCGCGGGACTCCTATATAACAACATCGTGATAATAGCAGCCTCGAGATACGGCAAAAAATTTTACAAAAATTTGAATAAGACACTCATACCATAGTTAATGGTCCAAGATCCCTAGTCAGATGTAAAAAATTAGTGTATCTTTTTCCGCATACATTTTGTTGGAGGTTTAAGATGCCAGAACCAGGAATGGGCGGTAGCCAAGATACTAGAAGCGGTTCAGGAAATAGTGGTAGTTCAAGAGGCGGCGGTGGAAACCAAGGCGGTAATGACGGTGGCGAAGATCGGGGCATGTCTCCAGGACGGTCACAGGCTCAATTTGGTACAACTGAATTCGCAGGTAAAACCCCCCAACAAGCGCAAAACGAAATAAATCGTGGTGGCGGTTCGGATCAAGCACAAGCTGTCCAACAAGCGATAGCTTCTCAACAAGCAGCAGCTCGTCAATCACAACTTCAAGCAGATGAACGTGCGCAATTTGCTAGAGAACAAGCGTTATCTCAACCTTCTCCTTTGTCTATAGATGTATCTCCACAATATCCTAGTAGTCAAAATTTTAGTCGTCGTGTTGGTCAAACTTCAACTGTTCCAACAGGAACTTTAGCTGATTTTTTAAATGCAAGAAATCTAAGCGTTCCCCTTACAGAAGCTGATTTAGATCAACAAAGAAGATCAGGAAGTTATGATCCTACGAAAGAAACTTTCGATGAAGAAGGTGATTTTTTAACGGATAATAAAAATTTTACGCAATCCGAATATGAAAGGATTGCGGGAATTACGGATACGGACCCGTTTGGTAATAATCCCGTTGCGGGTAGTTCGACAATGTTTGGTCGAGGAATTGAAACCGTTGCAAATAAATTAGGTTTAAATGTTGATAAACGGGGTAATTTAACTAAAGGTACACAAGATTTTATTCGTAATAATGCGTACGATAGGTATAAAGATCCTTTTGGCGATGCTAAAATGTTTACGACTATGCAGAACTTTAACCTTAGTGATGCGGAAAAAGCTGAATACGCAAGGCAACAACAATTACAAGGAACGAGTACCCCGTCTAGAGTTCAAACTTATGCTGATAAAGCTAGACAGTTAGGCGAAGATCCTTCGAGATATGAAAAGCCAAATACAATTCGTTCTGGATTAAGTGAGGGTGATTTAACTAATCTTGGACGTGTTGTTGGTAGACCCCGTGAAATGAATGATGCGGAAATGCTAGCGAGATTAGGTATTGCTGCTACTCCATTAGGAATACCGTTAGCTGCTTTAGAGGCATTAACAGGGGCTAATAGAGAATTAGGGATCGAAGGTCAATTAGGTCCAGACGGAAACCCTTTCGTATCTGCTGAAGGTCAAGGGGGATTAGGTCAATTATTTAATGTAGCAACAGGCGGCGCAGGAACAAAAGCTATAGATAGAGCTTCGCAATTAGCTACAGGTTTAATTAACAGACAGCCTGATATTCCTGGATTAACTAGCGGTGATAATGCTCAGGTAGATGTCGGGGTTTATGATCGTCCTAATTTTCTTGAACGGATGTTTGGTGGCGAAAGTAGTTATAATGAAAAATATGCTCCATACCAAAATTTCGATCAAGGCGGTGGAGATGGCGGTGATCCCCCGCTTATCCCGATTATTTCTGACCCTCCTGCTCCAAGTGACGATACTGCTATAGCAAGTAGTCCTGCTCTTTTTGCCCAAGAACAATATCAAGGTATAGATGGTCCTATTACTTTTGATCCAACTTTATATTTAGGTCCAAATTATCGAAGACCTGTTTATGGGATAAGTGGGATTCCTACTAGAAATGTCTGATATTGTAGACTTAATGAAACAAGGAGCGGGGGCTACAGATCTTTTTACAGATCCTGTTGGTCCACGCTCTTCTGCCGTTGATCCTAATCAAAATATTAAAGCGTACCGTGGTGAAAATTTACTTAAATCATATAGTGCGCCATTAAATACTCCTGAAAGCGCGGGTAAATGGTACGGGTTTAGTGCTGATAAAGCGTCAAGGTATCCCGATAATATTGATACGGGTAATATGCTCGATCGTTCTCAAAGAGTTCGAAAAGCTCCAGGAATTTTAGGTGGCGCAGTTACGAGGTCGATGGACGTTAGTCCTGACGAAATAATCGAAGCGTCTAGAAAAGCGATGTATCAACATGCTAATATCGCATTCGATAGAAATATAAAAAACGGTGTTGAACGACCTAACGCTGAAAATATTTTTTTTAAAGATTTAAATGAAATTGATGATTTTCACGCTTCTTCTAAGAACCAATTAGATAAAGGGACTCTTTCGAAAGATCGTTTTGATTTTATGTTAAAATCAACGATGCAAGAAGGAGTATTCGATAAAAAAGGTTCTATAGATATTGGCGAAACATTTAAACGTGGTAATGTTGGGGTAGCAGCTTTAACTGGAGCAGCAAGAGCATTACCTAAAGCTGCGTTTGGTCTTGCGGGGCTACCGATAGATGCGGCATTAAGTTCAACCGAAACAGGATTAGATGCTCAAGAAGAAGTTGGTCAAGCTATGGGTATAGACCCTGATGTTTTTTACCAAATGGATCCAGAACAATTTGAAAATATATATAATAGTTATAAAATGACTGTTGCTAAAATGCAACAAGAACAAGAGGAAAATGCTTTAGCTGATTTTCAAAAACAGATGCTTGGCGCATCAATGGCTCCTTAATGGAAACTAGCGAAGAATTATTATCAAAAGCAACGGGTATACAAGCGTACGACCCTACGTTTCGTGAACGGTCTACTCGGACTGTAGCAAATTTATTACGCGATAAATTTGGTATGGATAATTATAAAGCTGTTGAATTAGCCCAAGATATTTTTGGAAACCCTAACGCAGAGTCGATTTTAGATTCATTAGGTGCGGCTACTTTTTCCCCAGCTGAAGCAGTTTTCGGTGGCCAAGAAGGAGCGCGGGAATTTAAACGTGCGGATGATTTAGTTGGAAAAGGTATCGGTGCAGCAACGGTTGGGTTAAGTGCGCTTGAAGCATTTCCAGCAACTGCGCTTATGGCTAAAGGTATAAAACGGATATTACCAAAAGCTAGTCCGACTGAGGCTGTAGATTTAGATCGTCGGAAAGTTGCGCAAGGGATTGCAGCTTTACCGATAGCCGCAACAGGAGCTGCTAAATTAATTGGTGATTTACCGATGGGTGCGGCGACAGCTACAAAAGCTGCTGCAAAAACATTGCCCGAGGTTACTGGTTCTTCGCTTTTAGATAATTTACCTTTTGTACAAAATCAACTTCGTAATGTTTTTTATTTAACGAAAGATTCTCCTAAAGGAGATTTACAAGGTGTATATCATTTAAATGAATTAAAAACAGAATTAGAAGGATTAGCAGGAATGCCTAAACTTGCTGCACCGTCTTCTAAAAATAAAGAAGAACTTTTAGATAAACCTTTAGGTGATTTTTCTGATGAAGTAGCGTCAGCTAAAAGAGAACTTGTAAGGTTAGTTGAAGTAGAAGGTGACGCAGGAGGAGCATTATCATCTCCAATTACTTTAGAATTAATTGAAGATTTTATGGCTATGAATCCAGGAATGACTTTACGGAAAGCTATAGAAAAAGTAGACGGTGAAATTAATTCTGTTTTAAAATCTAAAAATATGGATAGTCTTTCTGATATGGATCCAGAGCCAGGATTTATGGTAGATATGGATATGCAAAGAGAATTAGCTGTATCACGACCGTCATATATGGGTGCGCCAATGAAGAACCCAGATGCTAGTAAGACTTTCCGTGTAGACGATGATCTAAGAGATATTGATTTAAAGATGATATATGAGTCAAGCACAAATGCTCGATAATATAGACTTTTCCCACCTTCCTCGCGAAAAAGCGGAACAAGCGTTTATAATCGCCGAAGAATTAAAACAACGCGAAGTTCGTAAACAATCACGCGACGATTTTTTAACTTTTGTAAAATCAATGTGGCCATCGTTTATTGAAGGCTACCATCACCGTAAAATGTCACAGACGTTTAATCGCGTGGCTAGGGGTGAATTAAAACGTGTAATTATTAATATGGGTCCACGACATTCGAAATCAGAAATGTCGTCATATATGCTTCCATCTTGGCTCTTGGGTCTTAAACCTGATTTAAAAATTATTCAAGCTACGCACACAGGCGAGTTAGCTGTACGTTTTGGTCGTAAAATTCGTGACCTTGTAGATACCGAAGATTATAAAAAGGTGTTTCCAGATGTATCACTTAGAGCAGATTCCAAAGCCGCAGGAAGATGGGAGACCGCTAGAGGTGGAGAATACTTTGCAGCGGGTGTTGGTGGAGCTATTACTGGTCGCGGTGCTGATGTTCTTATTATTGACGACCCCCACTCAGAACAAGATGCGATGAGCGAAACGGCGATGGAATCAGCGTATGAATGGTATACGTCTGGACCTCGTCAACGTCTCCAGCCTGGAGGGACAATCATTCTTGTTATGACAAGATGGTCTAAAAAAGACCTAACAGGCCAGTTAATTAAGGCACAAGCCCTCGATCCAAAGGCTGATCAATGGGAAGTTATAGAATTTCCTGCAATTATGCCTTCAGGAAACCCTTGTTGGCCTGAATTTTGGAAAATCGAAGAGCTAGAAGGGGTTCGTGCTTCTTTGCCACACGGGAAATGGGCTGCACAGTGGATGCAAGAGCCTACAGGTGGCGAAGGTGCGATCATAAAACGTGAATGGATACAAACTTGGGATAAAAAAGAGCCTCCTACCCCCGAATATATAATACAAAGTTATGATACAGCGTTCTCGAAGTCAGAAAAAGCCGATTTTAGTGCAATAACAACGTGGGGGGTCTTTAGAAATGACGAAGACCATGGAAATTACCACATTATTTTGCTTGATTCGTTAAAAGATAGACTCGATTTTCCTGAATTAAAGAAAGTAGCTTACGAAAGTTATATACATTGGGAGCCAGATTCAGTTATTATCGAAGCAAAGGCTTCTGGAATGCCTTTGACGCAAGAATTGCGAGCAATGGGTATCCCTGTGCAGAACTATACGCCTACTAGAGGGAATGATAAAATTGCTCGGACTAACGCTGTGGCACCCATTTTCGAGTCTGGATTGGTTTGGATACCCGAAACAAGGTTTGGGGAAGAACTTATCGAAGAACTGTGCGAATTCCCCTACGGAGATAACGACGACTTGGTGGATTCGACTACTCAAGCCCTTTTGCGCTTTAGGCAGGGTGGGTTTATACGTCAACCCTCCGATTACGAAGATGATGAATTAGATTATAAATTAAAGAGTTTTACTTATTATTGAGGTAAGCCATGGCTGTTGAAAAATCTATTGTAGCAATGTTTGAAGCTCCTTCTGAGGGACTAGAAATTGAAGTCATAGAGGAAGAACAGCCTTCCCTTTTTTCTGAAGACGATACTGTAATGCTTGAAGACGGTGGTGCTATCGTCGGGTACGAAGAAGAGGACGAAAATGATGAAGAAGGTGATTTCTATGCTAACCTCGCTGAAGACATGGATGAAAGAGACCTTCAAGACCTTGCTTCAGACCTTATTGCGTCTTATAAAGACGATTTGGAATCGCGTCAAGATTGGTTGGATACATATACAGACGGTTTGGACCTTTTGGGTGTTAAGACAGACGATCGGGATCAACCGTTCAGAGGGGCTTCTGGCGTTACCCATCCGTTATTGGCGGAAGCTGCGACCCAGTTCCAAGCGCAAGCATACAAAGAACTGATCCCTCCAGGAGGACCAGTTCAAACTCGTATTGTAGGTGAGCATACTCGAGAAGTTGAAGAACAAGCCGAGCGTGTTCGTAAGTATATGAACTTCATGGTCTTAGATGTGATGGAAGAATACGATCCAGAACTAGATCAAATGTTATTCTATCTACCTCTTTCAGGGTCTACGTTTAAAAAGACCTATTTCGACCCTACGTTTAATCGACCCGTCAGTAAATTTGTTATGCCCGACGATTTAGTCGTTTCGTATACCGAATCCAACTTAGATACTTGTCCTCGTATTACACATACAGTTACTATGAACTCTAATGACGTTCGTAAATTACAGTTTGATGGTTTTTATAAAGAAACAGAACTTCAAGACGATAGTTCTTCTCTTGGCGAAAACGAAGCTAAAGAAAAAGTAGCGGAGTTGACAGGTTTTCGTAGAACTGTTCAAAATGAAGACAGTATTTATCTTTTAGAAATGCACGTAGACCTTGATCTTGTAGGATTTGAACATTTAGATGAAGACGGAGAAGAGACAGGTATAGCTTGTCCGTATATTGTTACAATCCATGAAGATAGTAACGAGGTTTTATCTATACGTCGTAATTATAAAAAAGATGACGCTAAAAAGAAGAAAATTAGATACTTTACTCATTATAAGTTTATGCCAGGATTGGGTTTTTATGGTTTTGGCCTTATCCATATGATTGGAGGCTTAACTAAATCAGCGACTTCGATCTTACGTCAGTTAATTGATGCAGGAACATTAGCTAACCTACCTGCTGGATTTAAGGCAAGAGGATTACGTGTTCGCGATGAAGATTTGCCGCTACAGCCAGGAGAATTCAGAGACGTAGATGCTCCAGGATCGTCTATACGAGAGGCTATTATGCCTTTACCGTATAAAGAGCCATCAGCGACCCTTTTACAGATGCTAGGCGTTCTTATAGAAAGCGGTAGACGTTTTGCTTCCGTAACTGACTTAAATGTAGGTGAAGGTAGTCAAGCGAATCCTGTAGGTACAACAGTAGCCCTATTAGAGCAAGGTACAAAGATTTTATCCGCTATTCATAAACGTCTTCATTACGCTCAGCGTCAAGAACTTCGTATTCTAGCTGAAGTTATAAAGAATTATTTACCCAACGAATATCCGTATCAAGTTCCTAACGCAAACTCTCAAGTTAAAGTAGATGATTTTGATGATAGAATCGACGTAGTACCTGTAAGTGACCCAGCAATGTTTAGTATGAGCCAAAGGGTAACTATGGCGCAGACTCAACTACAAATGGCGCAATCTGCTCCGCAGATACACGATTTACACGAAGCGTATAGGCGTATGTATTCTGCTTTGGGCATTCAAAATATTGATGATATTCTTCCGCCGAAAGATGAAGCGATACCTAAAGATCCTGTAAGTGAGAATATTGATTCCTTGATAGGTAAACCTGTAAAAGCGTTTGAAAGTCAAAACCACGACGCTCACGTTGCTACACATTCAGCGTTTTTACAGGATCCGAATATACAAAAGAACCCGATTGCTAGTCAAGTATTAATGGCTCATATGCAAGAACACCTTGGCATGAAGTATAAGCAACAGGTTGAACAAATTATTGGACAGCCTATTCCTGCTGAGGGTATGGTTATGGATCCGCAGCAAGAAGCAGCGTTAGCAGAAGCTACTGCAATGGCTACTCAACAGATTAGTCAAATGGCTCAGCAAGCAGCAGGAACAGGACAATCTGATCCTATTGTTATGTTGAAACAACAGGAGCTTCAGATTCAACAATCAGAAGTGCAACGCAAGGTTATGGCTGATCAACAAAAAGCTCAACTTGAAGCGGCTAAACTTCAACAACAAGCTCAATTAGCTCAGGCCGAAATATCTTCAGATGAGGATATTGCAGCTCTTCGTGCTAATGTAACCCTAGCAACAAGGAAGAAGTAAAATGACTAACACTAGAGTTAGAGAAATCATGGTAATGTTAGAAAACGAAACAGATCCTGATAAAATTAAAATATTAGAGTTTGATTTAGCAGAAGCTAGGGGTCAAAAAGATAAAGGCGTTAAAAGACGTGCTAAAGGCGGATCAGAGATGACCGATAAACAAAAGAAATTTGCATCTTTAGCGGAACCTTTTGACGAAATCACCTATGCAGATAGAATTGCAGGTGCTACTAAAGGTAATAAAGTAAGAAAAGCTGCTGGAGGCGGTAATAGAGGCGGAAACTTTGGTGGAGATGAAGTTTTAGCTGCAGGAGCCAGCAGAGGTGGCGGAGCAGCTATCAGAGGGATGAAATTTGTAGGTATTAAGTAGTGGACTTAGTTACATATCTTTTAAATAAAATTGAAAAACGACAAGCAGAGATTAGCGAACTGCTAATGTCAAACGGTGTTGCTAATATGGAGCAATATCACCACGCAATGGGTCAAGTCTCTGCTCTTGGCGATATTGAACAAACTTTGAGAGAAACTCGAAGTAGATTGGAGAACGACGAAGATGACTAAAAGGTTATTCGTTCCTGACCACATCCTAGATAAGGAAAAGGAACGCCGAACTGCAGCAACACTAGCCGCAGTATCGCCAAATCGATTTGATGCGGCACAATTTTTGCCAGATCAAGAAAATGAGGACTCAACCTCGGCTTTAGGTAAACTCCCTAAACCAACGGGTTGGAGAATCTTAATTCTCCCGTATACACCATCTAAAGAAACTAAAGGTGGTATTCTTCTTGCGGATGAAACGGTTGAGCGTAATCGGCTTGCTACAAATGTAGGTTATGTGGTTAGTCTTGGTCCCGATGCATATGCTGATAAAGATAAATTTCCAGACGGTCCTTGGTGTAAAGAGGGCGATTGGGTACTTATTGGTAGATATGCTGGTTCCCGTTTTAAAATTGATGGTGCAGAGCCTCGGATTCTTAATGATGACGAGATTATTGCAACTATTAACGATCCCCGCGATATAATGTCGATATAGGAGAAATAAATGGCCGAAGTAAAAGAAAAACAACAAGAAGACCTTTTTGAAGAAAAAGAAGAAATTAATGTAGAGGTAGAGGAAGAAACAGAAGAACTTTCTGTTGCAGCTTCTGCTGAAGATTCTTCTGAGGAACATGAACAGTATTCAGAAGGCGTTAAAAAACGTATTGATCGTTTAACTTATAAAATGCGTGAAGCTGAAAGACGCGAACAAGCGGCTATCGAGTTTGCAAAAAAGTTAAAAGACGATAACGATAAACTTAGCACCAACTT